AGCCCTTGCTGCGTCAGCCACCCCCAAGGATCTGGTTTTTATTGGCAAAGCAATAGAAGCTATGAATCCTTCTACGGCAGTCAGTGCCGTGTTAACGCAGGGCGATACTAGTGTTGCCGCTGTGGTCACCCAGCAAGGTACAAGTTTGACAGCAATTACTGCGGCAAAAGACGCGGCAGTAACAGCATTGAACTCTCTTGCATATCCTACTCCGACCACAACGGCTGTTAACAAGACGATTCTAAACAACGAATTTGTATTAGTAACGGCTGCTGGAAAAACAATATCGTTGCCTGCTGGTTCGGCGGGAGCCTCTGTTGTTTATATAGCAGTAGGTAATTTTTTAGACACCGTTGCTGCGCCGAATGGCTCTCAGAAAATTATGGGCCTAGCCGAGAGTCTAACGCTCGATAGGAAGAACACCGTAATTACCCTTCAATATCATTCAGACGCAGCCGGATGGCGCGTTTACTAATCGAGGCCACACAATGTCTAATTTAACGCAATTTTTTGGGATTCAAAGCACTGGCGGCACTGTTGCAAGCTCAGTTACCGGCAAAGCTGCCGAGGCGCTTACAGCGGGAGATGGCCTACGTTTAAATGAGCACGGCGATTTCATAAAAACGTCGAAATCTTCTATGAGAAAAGGCAGTCATACGCAAGCTTATAATGCTGATCTGTCGGCTGTCACCGGAAACGGTTTAGAGTTAGATGAGCCGTCAAACTACGGTCGCTATACACCTTCCGAAAACGGGCCGGGTTCGGGGTTTATTGCGACGGACGGTACTTACATCCAACTGTTTTATAAAGACATTAACCAGAGCAGCACCTCACAATTCGGGTTCCGCAGTTTTGATATGTCAACATATGATCAAAGTTCTATCTGGTTCAAGGACTGGGTTCATGCCGGTAATAATAGCAATATGTACGCCTCTATAAGTGCTCAGTACAACGAGATTTATAAAGATGCTAATTACATACATATTGCAGTAACGGTCGGCTGGAAAGATAGCAGTTCTAACTATAGAAACAGGGGGTATGTACTGCGTCTGACTCGCGCCACTAAAGTTCTGACTATTTTCGCGGGTAACACTACTGAAATATCACAGTATTCACCTTACAACAACGCTCACAACAACGGCTCTGGAACTGTAGGCACTCTAGCTAATGGAGTGTTGGTTCGGAGTTATCAAGTAGGCGACACTGCAAATGACCGTAGCGGTGCAATGCGGATAAACACATTTTTATACGATTACAACGCACCCGCTGCACTTACTAGCGCGCAACAAGTTAGCGGCACGGTTGCGAATTATAATGACGCTGTTAGCAGCATGCATATGTACGATCACGACACCCGCACTTTCATATCTTTTGAAGCGCCGGTCGCTTTAAACAACAGTAAAGTTGTCAAGAAGCACGTAATAGCCGCTAACGGTGCAATCACAACGACGACTGTTAATGCGGCTTTTGTGCTGTCAAATTGGGCTGACGCAGAATTTAACAAATGGAGTCAGGTGTACCAAATTTCTGCTGGCATTTATGCCGCAGTTTTTGCAGAAACAGCGACTACAATCTCCATCCAGAAATTCACTTGGGACGGCAACACCACTTTGGCGCAATCGGGCAGCAAAATAGTTCTCACAATGCCGTCAGATGTTCAGATGGAATATTCAGCCCAAGCTGCTTTTAATTATGACAAGGTGGCGCGCCTCGCTGATAACGATCCAAAGCAACTTTATATTCAGAGCAGCACCAGAACAACAGCAACTTACGCAACCTACAACATTTTTTCGATTGACTTGGTCGCGGGTACACTGAATTTTGCACGGCGAACTTTCGGTTTGTCATCTGGAAGCACGCAGGGTGGAGCTATTGCAATCGGCGGTGGTAAGGCTCTTGTGCTACAAAGTACAGATTATCAGAATTTTGCATATCAGCGTTACGAGCTTGCTTTCTTTACCAGTAAGTTACGAACGAAAGACGTAGTTGCAGTAGCTCTTGCGAATGCAACGGTGGGACAAACAGACGCGACGGCTGCGCTGTATTCCGGCGTGACAAGCACGGCTACACTTCCTGCCACACATTATGTGACTAAAAATGGTCAGAGCTACCTGCTTGATGTTGCCAACAACGAACTTCCAAGCGAACGGCTGAACAAACAGGCAAGCAAGCTAGTATGGATTGGCCGTCGCAGCGACAACTCTGCGTTGTCTGCTTTTAAGTATAACCAACATAACGGCGCTGATTGGTACAACTCTAATTCTTTTAATACTAGCGCCATGATGAACATTAGGAATCAGACAGCGGCGGGCGGCACTGGGCTATCAATCCTCAAGGTGGCGGGCAAGGGAATGTTCAAAAGCGAGATGTATTTTGGGCATCGTTACAACTCTTCTAGTTCTATTACTGCACAAATCGGATTGTATATTGACGACGTTCTAGTGTGGGATAACGGCAGTCATGTCAGTTTTAATGGGTGGAACTATTATAATTATATTCCGCATTTAGACGGCATAGTTTTTAACACGGGTTTTGAGCTAAAAATTATTTACGCGAACAATGCCAGTAACCTGTGGAATGGTGCTGTAAAAACCGTCGAAATGACATAGGAGAATTGCAATGAGAAATTTAACAAACCCCGATCAAGCCCCCGTACTTGGCGATTTAGTCGAAACAACGAGCGACGGTGGCACAGTCGTAACTTTCAATTATATGCCGCCGCCGAGTGCTGACGAACAAGCGGCAATGGATGCGCGGCAGTGGCGAGATGATCAATTGTCGTTTTTTGACAAGGCGGCACAGATCGAGGATTGGCCGAACCGGAGTAACATTTTGCTTTTTAGAGCAGCTTTGCGCGGGTGGCCGACAGCGAAAGACTCGGACGACAATGCGCTGTTCCCCGACACTCGCCCTGTTTTAGCAACGTAGGAGATAGCTGATGGCGCTAACAAAAGTCAGTACAAATATGCTTGCGGCTAATGCCATTGCGCTTGGCACTCAGACTACGGGCAATTATGTATCGAGCGTTGCAGACGCAGGCAGCAGCAGAATCACTGTCGCGAACAGTGGAGCCGAAACAGCGGCTGTCACCCTCGATATTACTGATAACGCCGTAACTATCGCGAAACTTGCAGTGTCCGATGGAACAACGGGACAAGTTCTGACAACGGATGGCTCTGGCGCTCTCGCGTTTTCAACTGTGGGTGGTGCTTTTAATGACTTTGCGATCAAGACAGCAGACTACACAGCCATTGCTAAAGACCAGTTAATAGTCAACTCCAGCAGTGCAGTCACGATCACATTACCCGCAAGCCCCAGTGCTGGCGACGTAGTCTTCATTAAGAATGCTGGCACAGGCACAGTTACTGTGAGTCGGAATAGTTCCAAAATAAACAGCACAGCAGACGATGGGTCACTAGCAGCCGACGCTGCCGCAACTCTAGTTTTTGTCAATTCAACAATCGGCTTTAAGGAGCTTTAAATGGCTATTAAATTAGGTGGCGGCGGCGGTGTCTCAGTCCCGATTGGTGGAACTTTATCGTTGCTGGATACGGCGGCGACAGTTACGAAAGGTAGCGAAGTTTTTTTAAGAACCGGACAGACCGCCGAAAGTTCAACGTATCCAAACGCGCCAGTTAAAAGTTTTGTGAATACTGGCACTCTTACAGCGCAAAATAATTACGACAGTAATGTAAGCCCTTGGCGTGGTACAACAACGCCTTTTATTAATGTCGGCGGGGCGATGTCTGATTCTGATAGCTCAGACCGTGACATGTACATTTGCTCTTATGGATATGTGCATCAATTCACTGGTTACGGTTCAGTTTTTGTACGGTCGCGTCATCTGCGTGACGGAGTCATTTTCGCAAGCAACGCCGCTGAAAATGGTTTTTCGCCAGTAAATTGGAGGAGGAATGGTCAGGCTCAAGGAGGTAACGTCAATTCGGGTAATAATATACGCGCTTTTATTTCTGGCGATGGTGGAAATGGAGGGAAACCAGCGATAGCGTATCTGAGCGACGATCTTCAAACACATTATGGCACTTTCACTTTAACGAAATCCGGTGACTACCCTGCTGCCGCGCGGGTCAAAGCGCAATTCACTGGGACTAGCCAGATTTCGGTTCTGTTTGACGCGGTTAGCTCGGGTAGTACACTTTATTTAGCTAACTTTCCGACCCCAAGTGCTGCACAAGTATCCGCTGCACAAGCCGGAGACTACACGACAGTCAGCATTGCAGCAGTGGCTTTGTCTACAATCACTAATCAAGCCTATTGGTCTTGGATGCCTGAGATCGTGCCGTGGTATAACGCGGGTAGCGTAGCATCGTATCAAAGTTACGTCGGTGTAAGAACCACTAGGGCAGGAGTTAGTGGAACACAAATATTTTATTTTGCCTCAAACAATGTCTCAGCGAATTTAGGTCATTCAACCTACTATACTTACGACACTTCTGGCGTTCCTGATAACAGTACAACCACTTATCGCGCTCCGTATGCAAATCATTCGGAAACTATAAATATGATGCGCTACGGCCAAGCTACACCGTATGGCCGCTCGATTTTTAATACGTCAACGCACAATCACACTATGGTGGCTGCGTTGTCTGCTTCCGGTTACGCTGGGTACGCATACAAGGACGCTTCTACTGTTTATTTCGGTCACACGGTCGAGAACAAAGCGTATGCGATTCATCCGACGACCAGTGTGGCAGGTACTGCAATTGATTTGTCGTCGCAAGCCGCGCCTTACAGATTCGCGCATCACAACAACGTCTTGTACAACCTAAATGGCACTAACATTCACACTTACTCAACTACGAGCAATGCTTTTGTTTCGACCGTTGATATTAGCAGCAAAGTAAGCGGAACCAACGCTGTTGGCCTAGCTCACGATGGGACTAATTTATACGTTTTGGACGGATCAAATTCAAAGATTCACAAATACAACGCAACAGGTTCTAGCTACGTTAGTTTTGTGACTCTTTCTGACACTCTTCACAGTACTCAAACATTGCGTTCTCTTGCAGTTGATATAAGTAAAGGTGTTTTCTGGGTTCAAGGTACGTCCAATAGTTATCTGTATGCGCTTAATGGCACTCCTAAAAACGCTTTTGCGAACATAGGAAATGGCGATATGCAAGTACACGACAGTCACGCGGTGTGTCTAGGATCTAACTCTGGCACGATCACTAAAATTGCAACGGTCGATGTTGTCGGCAATCCGTCCGGTGGCGTTGGAACAACTTCCACAACATATTACAGGGTGGCATAGATGACTGAAGAAGAGATATGCAGACAGCAATTGCAATTGCGATTGTCACAGTCAGATGCCGTAGCAGCAATTGGCGATCACGGTAAGAGAACTGAGATCCTCGCTTGGCGGCAACTCCTTCGCGACTTCCCCGCCACTGAGGATTTCCCTGACTCTACCAAAATCCCAGCTCAAACTTGGTAGCTGATCATTAATATAATCGGCAATCTCATAGGCAACCTTGGCGGCAAAGTTGTCGAGGCTGTGTCTGCTCGCGGAGAAAGAAAGCATGTCGAAAAGGTTAGGGCGATAGAGCTTGAGCAAGTGCGTCATCAAATGAAAATGGATGCTGTCAATCGAGGCCAAGAGATTGATAACAACTGGGAGCTGGAGCAGATAAGAAACTCAGGGTTCAAGGATGAGTGGGTATTGTTTTTGGTGTCTATTCCTCTGGCTCTTTGCTTTCACCCGTCCACTGTCCAATACGTGGAAGACGGTTTCGCTGCGCTTGAGCAATGCCCTGAATGGTATCGCTGGATGACTGTTTCAATCTTCATGGCAATCTATGGCATTAGAGTATGGCGGCGTAAATGATTCTGCCCTTCCCGACTGTCACTGAAGAAGAGCAGCAGCAGCGGAGAGCAATCAGGCAGGCGCAAGAATTGCGTGATCAGCAGCTTGTAATTCGCCAGCTTCAAGACAGATTAGAGAAGGAAAAGCGCAAAAAATGACTGGATTTACTCTAAATACGTTCGGCGGAAAAGCTCCTAAAGTTTACGCTCGCCTGCTACCCAACGACATGGCTCAAGTTGCTACTAATTGTCGCTTGGATTCCGGCAGATTAAATCCTTGGAAAGGCAACGCTGCCACATCTATAACGCCAGTGGCTAGTTACACTGTGACTGCACAGACTAAGACGTTGTTTAAATATAGCGATACCATCTGGTTGGGGTCAGATCACCAGCTTGATGTGGTGCGCAGTCCTATAGCTGAAGATCGGTGGGAGCGCATATACCTTACCGGCAGAACAAACGCTTATCCCGAAATGACTTTGTCTTCCATTGTTGGCAGCGGTACATACTACAGACTTGGATTGCCATCACCTCCAAGCCTGCCCTCTGCTCCGGCACTGTCTACTACGAGCGTCTCAGCCACCGAAACCCCAAAGTCTAGGTCGTATATTTATACTTACCTCACGCAATATGGCGAGGAAGGGCCACCGTCAACGCCTTTGGTGGCAAATATTGTAGACGTACATTCAGACCAAACGGCCACTGTGACTTTTGGCAGTAATGTTTCGGGCTATAACATTACTCACAAAAGACTGTACAGGACTGACTCAACTGGAACCTATCGAAGAGTCACGGAAGTTGCATTCACGGCAGCCAATTTTGCTGATGATAAAAACGAAAGCCAGCTAGGTGAAGAAATTCCGTCATCCTCTTGGGAGGCTCCGCCAGACGATGTGTCTGCTGACCATCCTGACGGCGCGATGCAGGGTTTGGTTGCAATGCCCAACGGAATTCTTGCAGGGTTTAGCGGACAAACGGTTTGTTTTTCTGAGGCATTTCTGCCGCATGCTTGGCCTAAAGCCTACCAGTTGACGGTCAAAAGTGATGTTGTAGCAATTGCACCACTGACCAGCGGCTTGTTAGTTTTGACTACGGAAAAGCCTGCGATCATTCAAGGTCTTGATCCTGCCAGCATGTCAATGATGGAAATTGACAGCACCCTGTCGTGCGTGAGCAAACGCTCCGTGGTTGATATGGGCGAATACGTTATGTATGCGAGTCCTGACGGTTTGGTTATGGGCGGTGAGCAAGGCTTACAGCTTGCTACGGATCAGGTTCTTACTCGCGACCAGTGGCAGGAGTTTGTGCCGTCTAGTCTGGTGGGATTTATGTGGGAGGGGCATTACGTTGGCTTTTATTCTACTGCGTCAGAAAACAAAGGGTTTATCTTTGATCCTCGCGGTGGAAAAAATAGCTTTGTTAGCTTGGATTTTCACGCCACGGCTGGATTTAATGACTTGGCTAACGATGAGCTATATCTTGTAGTTGGCGGCAGTGTTGTAAAGTTTGCGGCAGGCACAGCACTTCGGGCAACGTGGCGCACTAAAAAATTCTACACCCCCCGACCAATTTGCCCTGCTGTCGCTAAAGTTAACTGTGATTCGTATCCGGTCACTGCCGTTACATACGCGGTGACAGTTGTAGCTAGTGGCGGAAACAAATACGCCATTACAGGTCTTGGTACAGCGCCTGTTCTGACACTTCAGAGAGGTGTCACTTACACTTTCGACGTTTCAAATAGTTCTAATTCAGGACATCCTTTTAGATTCCGCACCTCTTCAGATAGCAGCTATACAAGTGGTGTTTCAATAAATGGCGTGGCGGGTAGTGCGGGGGCAACGGTCGTGTTTGCCGTGCCGCTTAATGCGCCCTCCGGCTTAAAGTACTACTGCACAGTTCACGGCAACGGGATGGGGAATAGCATTACGCTTGAAGATGATCAGGGCATGACACTCAAGCTATATGCCGATGGCGTTTTGAGGCATACGCAGATAGTCGCGAACAACAATATCTTCATGTTACCTAGCGGCTATAAGGCGCAAGACTTTGAGGTCGAGCTGTCAACCAGAATGACGATCAATGAGTTTTGTGTTTATGAATCTGCGTCGGAGATTGGCGGTGGGTAATTTTAAAAGCAATATGTTGGTTCCCATGAAATGGGCTGGCCAAGACCGCAAATTTGCCGACAGCGTGAAAGAAAACCTTGATGTCATAACGGGTAATCGCGGCGACCCTTTAGATCGGGCAATCACTGCGCGAGACCTGCTTGAATCTGGTTTAGCCAAGCTACCTGCTGGTTCACTGACATTCGGCGGTAACTCAAGCGAGCTGATTCCCCCTAGTCAGATTCCAGACCTTCTCACACCGCCAGCACCGACCAATCTTCAGGCCAGTGGGGCATTTCAGAATATTCTATTGAGCTGGGACTTGCCGCTTTACACAGGTCATGCCCACGTTGAAATTTGGCGCAATGCTACGGACAATATTGCCACAGCAGCTATGTTAGCAACGACCACTCAGGCAGTGGGAGCGTATGCTGACAACGTAGGCGAGGGTTCCTCTTTTTACTACTGGGTCAAGGCGGTTAACAAAAACAATATTTCAGGGCCATTTAATGCATCTGCTGGAACACTCGGACAAACAGCGCCAGATATCCAGTTTATGCTCACCTTACTCTCAAGCCAGATCACTTCCAGTCAGCTTGCAACTAGCCTTGCAACGCCGATAGCATCTATTTCTGGATTGAACGGTTCGATAGGTACGCTGAATGGACAAGTCTCTGCGCTGAACGCAACAGTAGCCGCTCTCAACAGTACGTCAGCATGGGCTGCTGGCAACTCGTATTCTATAAATGATCAGGTGACATACAGCGGAAATTTATTTTCTGCTAAAACAAACCATACCTCAACTACATCTCCTAATAACGCTCCTCCGACTACTACAACATCTAACACGGATTGGTTGTTTGTTGGGGCATATACTAGCTTGTCTGCCGCTGTCGGAGCTAACACCTCTGGCATTACTCAGCTAAACACTGTCAGTGCCAGTAGTACGTCTGCCGCAGCACAAGCTATTGCGGCACTTAACGCTACCGTCAATGACTCTAGCACTGGTGTATCTGCCACCGCGAACGCCTTAGATGCGGTTACCACTACCGTGAATCATGGCACGAATGGCGTGTCTGCCAGCGCCAGTAAAATTGGCGCTCTAGAGACGACAGTGAATAACGCAAGCACAGGTGTATCTGCCACTGCCGCTGCTGTTAGCGCCATTACCACGGAAGTGTTTCCAAACGGCGCGGCGAGTTCTAGTCGGCTAGACACTCTTGAGGTAGATGTCAGTAATTTAAGCTCTGGCGGTAACGCTAGTGCCGTGACAGCCCTCACAACAGAAGTGTTCCCCAACGGTTCTGCTGCGGCAAGCCGCATTGATGGCTTAGAGGCGACAGTCAACGACGCCAACAACGGTGTATCTGCGACAGCGTCGGCGCTGAATACGGTTAAGACGCTGGTCAATCACACTGAGACGGGAGTTACGGCAACAGCAACCTCAGTCGCGGGACTAGAAACAACAGTCGGTGATCACACTACGTCAATTTCTACGCAGGCTAGTTCGATTAATGGGCTGTCTGCACAATATTCGGTCAAGATAGACACTAACGGTCACGTTGCAGGATTCGGTCTATCCAGCACTCTTGTTAACGGAACGCCTTCATCTGCTTTCGTAATTCGATCAGACAAGTTTGCCGTTGTGAACCCGTCCGATACCAGCGCGATGACCAACACCCCCAGCGTTGACAATGTGCCATTTATAGTGACTGCGGCAACTACCATCGATGGTGTCGCTGTTCCGGCTGGCGCATATATGAAAGCCGCTTTTATTCACGACGGAGCGATCACTAACGCTAAAATTAAAAATGCTTCAATTGATGACGCGAAGATAGCCGATCTTAGTGCAGGCAAAATTAGCACGGGAACTCTGGATGCATCATTAGTGACGATTGCGGGGGTTTCCCCCAGCCTAAATATCCGCAGTGCAGATGCTGGCGCGAGAATGCAAATCACTGCGGCGACCGTGCAAATCTTTGATGCTAACGGAATCCGCGTCAAACTAGGACAGCTCTAAATGGCGGCTCCTGTATCCAATGGCGCGGTTGTCACAGACGAGACTCCGACTTCTAATGTGCAGGTCAACTTTAATTTTAGCAATACTGGATCTGGGGGCGTTCTTCAGGTTTTGCAAAGCGATCAGATTCATGCGATCAACAGTGGCTTTCCGGCGGCTAATGATACTGGATGGGTTGATGCGGTAGACGTTAGCGGCAACGCGCCAACCAGTGGAGCGCAGTCGTCAACGTGGAGCCACTACGGTTTTACTCAAGCAAGAGGGACTAAGTCTTACTACTACTGTCGTCGTAAGAACGGATCTACGATTGAGCTTGGAAGCCCTTACCCTGTCATGGAGATTGTTCCTAGTCAGCCTTATATCAGTGACATTATCCACAATGCCGCATTTACAACGGCTACTGTGTCCTCTGCCGTCTCCGATTCGTATACCACTCTTTATTATCACCAGAATACAACAGGCACTCAGCCTGTCTGGGAGGCGCAAAGCCCAGCGCAAACAGCTCCAGACCCGTCCGTGTGGCAGACCGGATCTGCTTTCTCGACAACGCCAGATGTCAGCTATTACTACTACGTTCTGGGCTGGACGCACAACAATCCAGCAGAGGATGGCGCAGCTATATCGCCACCTATATCTCGAAACGCTGGAGACATTTACGGCCTTGAAGTCTGGAATGCGAACGGTACACGGATTATCAGCATGTCAGACCGGCTGGCTAGATTTGTAACGAGCGGGTCTGTTGTTGTGGCAAAGAATGGCTCTACCAATGTGACAGTGACCGGAATGGCAAATAATGATTCGTGGACTGTTGTGCTGGGGATGCCGCCTCATTTAGTGTGGAGTACTGAAGCGCAATTCGTTAAGGCTAACGGCTATATCCAAATCAGCTATCCGCAGCAGGCAACTTATGGCGGAATACTTTCTCCAAGCACCGTAACCGTTACATATTATGTGTTCAGGACGTAACGATGGCGTACGGATTGCAAGTGTGGAATGCCGATGGTCGCAAGATGATAGACTCTACGGAGGTAGCGCCGAACACCTATCTTGCCAATTTAACTACTACATCTTACTCAGCTATGTCATACCCTCCCTCTGGTTTTACGGCTGGTGATCTGGTGATGGCGAGACCCGTCAACAGCCCGACGTTACTGGGAGGCACTTTCGTACCGATTGGTATAGGTCGGAGCGTCGGCAGTACGCAGCAATTTTTCGGTAGCCAAGCAATCCAGAATGCTGGTCATACCGAATGGGCGAACACATCAGGCATCAAGACAGGCTTGATTAAAACACAGAGTGGAAACATCAGCGGCCCCGCCGCAGGCGAATACGGTCTAGATGTATATGCTGCCGACAACTCTACGATCATGTTTTCGGCCACTCGCTCTACCGCAGTTACGATCCTTGCGCAGGGTAGTTTGACTGGCGGTCAGAGTTTCACTTACACCCCCCCAGCGTCTCTTGACTACAGCAAAGTTTACGGCGTAGTTAATGGCACTACGGTTATGAACGTACCTCAGTCTTTTTTATTCCCGAGCTGGGTATTCAATGTGATGTATAGATTTTATACAACAGCAAGCACTCCATACATTACCGCTCAAAATATAGTTACCAGAGGCGGCTCAAATATCAGCGGCTGGGCAGGCGGCAGGTTTGCTTACATGATGGTTTACGACCCAAATTAGGAGAATGCAATGGCAGTTCAGTGGGCGCTTGTCGCGGAAAATGGTGAGGTACAGCACGTAGTCTCTGCTGGAGCAGACGCAGATTACGAAGAGGGTTCTTCGTATCACGGCTTGATGGCGGTCTCAGTCGGTACTGATGCCGATGCGCAGGAATACATGGAGACGAAGATTTATGTCAATAGCGCGTGGCAAGTGCGAGCAGCAAGGCCGGACGAATGGTACGACTGGAGCGGTGGTAGCTGGGTATTTCAGGCAGATAGATTTTGGGCGCATATTCGGCAAGAACGAGACATAAGATTATATCGGTCAGACTGGACGCAATTGAGCGATGTCTATTTTAACGTGGCGACAAAATCTGCGTGGGCATCTTACCGATCTGCGTTGCGGGACGTTCCTGTTCACAATGCTGATGCCACTAGCGTCAGCGATATCGTATGGCCGGTGCAGCCCACCTAACTATTAGTTGGTTTGATGTTGTTCGAGTTAAAATGGGAGAAGGCGTGTGGCACTTGAGTTTGTTGATATTAGAACGATTTGGGACACCGTCAAAGTGGGTCTAGAGCAAGTGTCTCGCGACATCTCTTGCGACTGGCGAGTCGAGGATGTGTATGCTGACTGCATATACAAGAAGGCTCAAATCCTCACTGATCCAGAGCGCACCACATCCGGCTTTATTGTTCTTCGTTCAGAGCCAATTCCGCATAGTAATGACATTAAGATGTTGATTTGGATTGCTTTTGATCCGGTCGAAAACAGTCTTGATTTTTATGGCGACGAGCTTGAACAGCTTGCGAAGAACACTGGACACACACAAATAGAATTCTTAACCCCTCATCGAGGTCTGTGGTCAAGCGCTGAAGCCAAGGGCTATCACCTTAACTGGGCAGTACTTAACAAAAAGCTATAGGAATTTATTATGGGCGGCGGCGGCGGAAATGATCCAAAAGAGCAGGAGTCTAAAATGGCTCTTGCAGAGCAAGCGGCAATCTCTCTTCAGCGGTATGGGGATACCTTTGTACCGCTGGAAAACATGTACATTCAAGACACCCTTAATCAATTTGGCAATGATGCTTATGTCGATTCTATGGGGCGCGCATCGACAGGCACTTCTGCTATCTATGAAGAAGGACTTGGTGAGCTAAATCGCGGAGCTTTTGCTCGCGGTGTTGATCCTAGCTCTGGTGCATATCAGAGCGAATCAGGTTCTCTGAGAGATGCGCAAGCAAGGGGCATGGGATTAAACGCAGCGTCTACGGGGATTGCTAATACAGATCAAGCCTACAAGGGTCTGGGTAATGTTGTCCGAATGGGGCAGGGTCTAGCAACTGAAGCAATGGACGGCAATATAAATCGAATGAACAATCAAATGGATGTTGCAAACGCAACCGCCAAAAGAGACTTTGCGCGGTCAAGCTCTATTCAAAATATGGCCGGAACTGGCGTTGGTATTGCGGCGGGTTACGGGTTAAATAAAGGGGCTGTCTAATGGATGATGATGCAATGGAGGAGTTTTATGCGTATTTAAATCCTCAGGTACGTCAGGAAGTTCAGGATTTTTATTTCCCCAATCAAGATGGTGCTAATCGCGGAGTCCCAACATACTCCGGTCAGGGTACAAACGCTTACTCCAATATAAACCCATACAAATATAGCGGTTTAGCGCCTGAGGATATGGGTGGTGACAAGCTCTATGCAGACCTAATCCGTGCGCAAACTCAAGATTATATGACTCGCTTCGCTCCGGTTGAAAATTTTCTGGCATCAGAAATTACTGCTACTGGCACAAAAGCGTTGCAGGGTGATCTAGCCCGAACACGACAGGCAGTGCTGGGTGCAGCAGACAATGTACAGGGCCAGCAGGCGCGGTCAATGGGTCGCTATGGCATGAGTTACACGCCCTCATCGCAAGTTGGCAGCAGTACCGTATCCACGCTAGTTGGCGGATTAAACGATACGCGACTAGCAGATGCCGACAGGCGCACACAATTACTAACTGGATCGCTCTCTGGCATTGGTCAGAATGCAGCGGCCACAGGGAGATCGGCATGACATTAATCGCCAGTGGTCGAGGGTTACTTAAACGAGCCAACGTAGGGCAGGCTAATGTTGCAAAAGCAGAGGCTCAAGAAGAGGTACTCCGCGTTCAAAGGCAAATGGCCGACGAGGCTGCGGAGTCTCAAGTGCTTGGCACTGCCGGTGGCATTGGTGGCATGGTCGGTGCGAATCGGGCGTTTGCTAATGCGGATAAGGCTGCTGAAGCCATTGATGCTGCAAACAAACTGGTGGGTAACGGTAGCCAGATTGGCAGTTCAGGCGGCAATTTAACATTTGCAGAAAGCGGTGGTAGCGTCCTTAAAGGAGCAGAGGCCACAACGAAAATTACTGAACTGGCACAAACAGCAGACCTTGCCACAGCCAATCAAGCGCTTGCAGCCGGAGAAGTGGTTACTGGAGCAGAAGTGGTTGCCGGCGCAGAAGTGGTTGCTGGCGCAGAATTGACAACCGCTGTTGCTGGCGGAGAAGCGCTTGCCACTACCCAAGCCGCGTCGTTGGCGGCAGGCAATACTGGCGCTATGGCAACGCTTGGCACTGTAGCTGCTCCCATAGCCATTGCTTTAGGTATTGGCTTTCTATTTAACGAACTATTTTAGGGCGGGAGATCATGGCGGGATTTGGAGATGGTTTTGCGACAGGCTTTGGGTTAGTAAATGATACTTATAAGCGTCGAGCGCAAGAAAAGTTGGCGGAGACGGAGCTAGAAGACAGGCGAACTCGCGATAAGGGGGCCATAGATTTTCGCAACGCCCAGTTAGAGAAGATGGATGACGAAAGCCAAAGAGCAGACACCTTTCGGGCGGAGCAGTTGGCAAGCACGACAGCATTTCGGCAGCAGCAAACCGACGAGAGACTAGCCCAAATTGAAAAAGACCGTCTTACCGCAAAAAACAACGCTGCAAATGATGCCCTGACTCGTCGGAGAATGAATGCTCAGTTAGATACCGCTGACACAGAGGCTCTTGACAAAGCAGCCACGCAGGCAAAAATAGATGCGCAAATCACTGAGGCAAATCTCGCTCAAGAACTTTTTAGCCTTGACCATATAGACACTCTGTCACAGGATCAAATTAAGACTTTTTCGCAGCATATACAAACGCTTCAAGGCGGAACCTTTGACCCATCACACGCAGCTTCCCCCC